ACATTTTCGAGATCAGCGGACATCTGCACGATGTCTTGCGCGAGCGCCTCGTCTTGCGTCACCCTGGCATTGCGCTCCGCGACGATCTCGGCATTCGCATCGGCAAGGGCCGACCCCAGCACAAGGCGCTCACTGGCCGCCGCTGACAGGCCCTCGACCACGAACGTATGCAGCTGGGAGGCCGCCACTGCGATGCCGTCGCGCAGATCATCCTCACCCCGCCAGCGGCTCCACGCCTCGACAATACCAAGCTCCGCGTAATCGACCTGATCATCCGAAAGGTCACGCACGGAGGAGGTCAGGATAGTCTGCCGCTCGGCTTCCGCCTCAAGCCCGTCCTCGTTTTCCGTCACGCGGGTGCTCAGGTCATCGAGGGCATCAGCTTGAGCGGCTCGCTCACCGTCCGCTGCCACCTTGTCGGCCTGCAGTTGCGTGATCGCCGTTGCGGCGGCTTCGGCCTCAGATGCGCGGGTTTCGAGCGTCTGCTCGATCTGTGCCACGCTGCCGCTGACTTGGCTTCGCAACTCGGTGATGTCCACGACTATCGCCGCATCGCTCTCGTCGATATAGGCCCGCATTTCCGACCGGCCCTGCGCCACCGCCACGCGGACCGCATCATCGCCGCTGAACCGTTCCCACGTCTCGATGATCGACAGCTGTGCCACATCATCAAGATCCCCAGACAAAACCCGAGCCGCTTCGACTGCGCTGGTGGTCTCGGCATTGTCGGGAAAGGCAGAGATCGTCTGTTCAGCCGCAGAGAGCCGCGCCTCGGCGGCATCGAAGGTAGCGGACTCGACGCGATCATTGATCTGCCCCTGCAGGCTGTCCAGCGTCTGTGTGACCGTGGTCATGGTCACCAGCCCGCCCTCGACGGTGAGGGTGTCAGCCAGAGTCGTAATGGTGCCCTCCACAGCATCGAGGTTCACCTCGACCGTGGAGACCCGCGCGTTCAGGCCGTTGATGATCGGGATCTGCGTCGGGTCTAGCACAAGCTCGGATGCGACCTGATCGACATATGCCCTCGTCGCCATAAGGCTGAGTTGGGCCTCCGCCGCATCGAGGTTGATCTGTACGTTTGATATTTGGCCTTCTAGGTACTCGACGGCAGCGATCTTCACCGTGCCGCTTTCCGGATCGACGTAGATACCAGCATCGGAAATACGCACGTCGGTTGCGAACTGCGCCTCGGTGAGCGCGGTCAGGTTCTGCCAGAGGTCGTCTGTGGCCGACTCCACGTCGAAAATGCGCGGCAGCGTTATGTCGAGGCGCTCGCGCTCGGTGCGGATCTCGCTCGACAGCGAGACAGGCGCGGTCAGCGAGCCGATAGAGGTCTCGATCGCGTCGATGAGCGGCAGCCCGTCGAAGGTCTGCCATGCGCCAAAGGTCGCCTCGATATTGTCGAGCAGCTCCCGCACGGTTCCGCTCTCGACATCCTCGAGCGCTTGGTCGTGGCGCTCGAACGCCGATTCCGCAATCTCTCGAACCTCATCGACACGAGAGGCGGCATTTTCAGCGTCACTTTCTGCGTCAGAGATACGCTGGTCGTATCCGTCTATCGAATTCATTACATCGTCAAAAAGCTCCTGAAATGCCTCCCAGTCGCCGGCCTCACCTGGCCCGACGGTCTGCGCACGCTCAACAAGATTTGAGATGTCATGTGGACCAGGGGAATCGGGCACCACGACGGTCAGGTATCGATCCTCGTCCAGGAGCGACAGGCGAACAAGATACCGGCCCGAGACAACGTAGGTGGCAAACAACCCGTCGGCGCTGGTGTTCACGGAGAAAGGCTCGTCCACAACGATGCTCTCCCCTTGCGCCACAGGCATGCGTCGAGCTCGAATCCAAAGCATGGCCTGATTTGCGAAAGCATCGCCGTCCGGCGAGATGATACGCCCAAAGACTGCGCGCGGTGTATCGGTCATTCAGCGATCTCCGAGAGATCATGCGGGCCTGCGGCGTCCGGGACATTGATCGTGAAGAAACGGTCGCCGTCCTCCAGCCGCAAGCGGATGTTGTAGCGGCCGGAGACGACGCTAAACGAAACCTCGCCAGATGCGTTGCTCTGAACGTCAAACGGCTGGTCCACGATCAGAGACGCCCCCTGTGCGCGCGACTCCCGTTTTGCCCTTGTGCAATTCAGTGTCGCATTCGCAAATGGGGTTCCATTCGGAGCTCGCAGCACCCCCACGATCGCTCGCAACGTGTCGCTCATCTTTTCATTCCTTAAGCTCGATGATCGGTATGGTGTCGATCGAGCCGGTGCGCTCGATATCAAGGACGCTCTGTAGCTGGTCGGTGTCGAAGCGGGCGGGCACATCGAACTCGAAGCCGGCGGTGACAGCGACGCCAGTCGCCGGCGGCGTGTCGAAGGTCACAACGCCGTTTGACGGATCGACAGACCAGCCGGAGAAGGTCTCAAGCCCATCGAGGGCGACGTGGACGCGGGCCTGCACCGGGCGCGTGATGGGGCGCCAATAGGTCCCGGCACCCGAGGTGTATCCCTTGCGCAGTTGGAAACTGGTCTGCACGCCGTCGCCGACGCCCAGCGCCTGATCGCGGGCGCTGACAACGCGGCTCTGCGGGCAGCTTTTGTAATCGCCCCAATCCTTGAACCGGAAGCCCATCAGCTGGCCGCCGACGGCCTCCCAAAAGGCGGTGACCTCCTGCAGCTGGTCGGTATTGCGAATTCCGAAAGCGACGTCGTACTCGCGGCGAGAGGCCGACCAGGAGGCGTTACGCTCTTCGAAACCCGAATGCAGCGTCACGATCTGCACGCGGCGGCGGGGGCCGCCCCGAGCACCGCGCGAGATGTTGTCGGGGAACCGAACGTCGTGAAATGCCATTACATGGTCCTCCGACCGGCGGAGAGGCCGCGCTGCATGTCGGCGGCGATCTGCGAGCGCGAGCGGCGGAAGGACTCCACATCGCGCACGCCATTGAAGTTGATGATGGTGGGCGCGGCGGGCGCCGGGGCGTGCTGGCCGCGTGCCTCGTCGTAGACGCGCTCCTGCGGGTGCATCATGGCAAGGAACCCGCCACGGCCATCCAGCCCCCCAGAGCGGGCGCCATAGCCTGTGTGGCCGCCCCCGTCGTAGCTGTTGAACCCGCCCTTAAAGTTGGCCCAGAAAGCGCCAAAGCCCCCGCCGCCGCCGATGCCGTCCATGGCCGCGCCAAGCCCAGCCGACAGAGGGCCGGTGATGAACTTGCGAGTGGCCAGCTTTGCGAGGTCGGCGATCAGAGAGGACACCAGATCGGAAAACGACAGCTTGCCGTTCTTCACGAAATCGCCGACCGCTTCCTCAGCCGAGGAAAAGGCGCTGACCAGCGCCTCGCCGATATCGTCACCGATGCGCTTCGCCTCTTGGGCATACTCGCTGAGGGACCGGCCAACGGCCTCCCAGCCGTTCTTCGCCTTGTCGAGCACTTCGACCAATCCCTGCACCATGGCGCGCTCTTGATCGGTGGCCCCGGCCAGCTGCTCGGAATACTCGAGCATCTTTTTCTTGATCGGGTCGGTCTCGCGCAGGACGGCAAGCTCCTGCTTCAGGGCGGCGATGAGCTCGGCGATTTCGTCGCGCTCCTGCGCCCGACCACCGCGTCCTCCGCCGCCGCTCTTCTTGTCGCCCTCCTGCCGGTTCTTCGCGTTCTCGATCGCCTGCTTTCGCACGGCATCATAGAAATCCCCCATGGGGTCGGAATTCATGATCTCTTCTTGCCGGGCACCATAACCGTCGCGCGAACTCGCAAGGCGGTCCCTCGCCGCATTCGCAGCCCGCATGTAATCGCCGCTTGAATCGCTGAGCGTCTTGATCACGCCGGACATAGCGTTGGTCGAGAACTCGGTGCCGAAAACCTCGTTCAGCTGCCCCGCAATACCGTTAACGGCCTGCGCCACATACCATACCATATCGTGCATCTTGGTCAGGACGTGCGAGACCGCGAGGTTAAAGGCCGACAGGAAAAGATCAGGGATCGAGGAAACGCCGAAGCTGATATCGGCGATCATCAGCTGCACGCCTTTGATGATCGCGTTGCCCGTCCACTTCACGCCATCGACCACCTTAGTCCACGCCGCGTCGAACCACTCCGCGATTTTATCGGTGGCGGGCTTGATCCAGCGGGCGATGCCGCGACCGATCACCTGGAACACGGCAAGGAAAGTGTCCTGCAGCCCGACCGCCACGTCGGTGGTCTGGTTGATCTCGTGGGTCATACCCGCGACGGCCGCGCCGGTTGCGACGACAGCAGCGGTGACCAAGGGGAACCGGGTCACGACGCTGCGCAGCATGCTACCAAGGTCTTTGAACACCCCGCTGACGCCGCCGTTGCCGAAGCCGTAGATTTGCGCGACCTGCGTACCCTGCTGAGCCAGCACCAGGAACGGGTTCATGCCGCCCGCAAGCGACACGCCAATGTCGTTCACCTGGTAGAACATCTGCTGCATGCGGAAGGTGCCCATGCGGGCAGAGCGGGCCATCTGCTCAGTGGCCGCCGAGGTGGCGGCAATGTTCATCTTCATCCGCGCCGCTTCGCGATCGAGCGCGTCGGAATATTCCTGAGACGAAATCACGCCCTGACGCTTCAGGCGGTTAAGGTCCTCGAGCGCGGCCTTGTACTGGCGGGTGGCGGCGTACACCGGGTTATAGCGGGCGCGCAGGTCTGACAGCTGCTGCGCCTCGCGGGCGGTGGCCTTGGCCGCTTCCTCGGCCGCACGCGCGGCCTCACGGTTGGCGGCGGAAATGCCTTTGATGCTGTCGATGGCCTGCAGAGACGATGTGCGCAGCCGCGCGATGGCCGCGGCCTGCTCTTCGGCAGAGATCGCGCCCTCAAGGTGGGCCGACCGAACCTCGGACACCGCCTGCTTATAGCGGCGGATTTCATTGTAAAGCGGGTTCATCTTAGCGCGCAGATCGTCCAGCGCCTGACCCTGCCGAAGCGCATCGGCGGCGCTGATACCACGATCCACGCCGGTCGATTGCATGATGCGGGATTGAACGTCCGAGACGGCCGGGATGGTGGTGCGCATGTTGCGCGCCTCCACCGCCGCCTTCGTGGCCATCATTTCGAGATCCATGCGGGCTTTGATCGCGGCCGCGCTGATCCCCTCGATGCCATTCTCTGCAAGATTGGAGCTCTGCCCGATCTCCTGCATGGCCTCGCGGCCCGCCAGACCGATTCCGCGCATTTCCGCCTTGGTCGCATTGCCCCCTACGGCGGCGAAGCGGACGGATACCTGCTTTTCACGATTCATCGGCTTGACGGGCTCGCTCGTTCAATTTGGACGCCATGACCGGTTCGAGGTCAGGCAAAAATTCGGCCACCGCGAGCCGGTCGATACCCATGGCATCCCCGAGCGCGATGGCCGCTGTGAAATCCCAGCCGATGATCGAAACGCTCATCCCGCTGGCAATGCGCAACTGGCCCCCAAGCCGCATGGCAAGGGACCAGACCTGCCTCCCCTCTACCGTTTCCGGCTGGTTGGCTTTTTGCGGGCAGTCTTCGCAGACCCCTGGGCACGCCGCGCAGTAGTTGTCGCCTCCGCCGAAGTGCCAGTCGGCGAGGGCGCGGAGCCGTTTTTTTCATGCTGCACCACCAGCCAACGCGCGAGGTAGACCTCGGTGTAGCGATCATAGATCGCAGGCATATCGAGCAAGGCGTCGATGCGATCGGGGGTGACCGGCGCAGGCGAGCCGTCGGGATCATCGATCCCCTCCCACTCCTCGATCGTGGCACGGGCCACGGCCTTCGCCATGATGATGCCCGCGCGGCCCTTGGCACGGATCATTTGCGCGACGTCCGCGGTGCCGTCCTCTTCGGCCTCAAGGATCGCCGTGATCTCGGTGGCATGCTCGATCACCGCCGGGTCGGCCTTGGCGCTTTCCATGACTTCGGTAAGCGCGGGCCGGGCCATGAAGGCCACCGCCGGGGTGGTTTCGGTCTCGGGAAAGAGCTCGTATCGCTCCACCGTTGGTTTCAGGTTAAGCCGCAATGGTTCCTCCTTTAGAGCGGGTTAGAATAATCGGCCATGTCGTTGACCAGGGTGATGGTCGACATGCGCCCTTCGACCTGATCAAGCGCGGCCTGCCAGGCGAACGTGGCCTGCATGCCGCCCGGCCCCTCGATGGGCAGGCGGGGCTTGGGCAAATACACCGCATGCGCCACGATCTCGAGGCTGGTGTCGGCGTCGAGCTCGTAGGCAAAGCGAATCTCGCAGGGATCGCCTGCGGTCGCCTGATCGAGCAGGGTGGTGTCGGCAAAGCGCACGACGATCTCGCCGGTCAGCGCCGCGATCGACGGGTCCGCGCCCTCGATCTTGCCGTCGTTGCGGATGGTCTCCACCCGGTCGAGGTTGTTGGTATAGTTGACCGTGCCCGAGACGACGTTACCCAGCTGCGCGCCCTCGCGGTGGATTTCGCCGTTGAACGAACCGAACCGGGTCAGGCCCAACTCCTCAAGAGTGCCCGCCGAGCTCGAGGTCTCCGTCTCCTCGCCCTGCGCCACGCACTCGATGGTGGCCGTGACCAGGCCCGAGCGCTGCATCTGGAAATTCAGGGTGTTTGCTTTCACGCCAGAAACCATCCGGTAGGACGGCACATCCGGGTTCTGCAACTCGATCGAAGCGCTCGGAAGCGCCCAGCTGCCCGAGGCGAACTCGTGGCTATAGGGGGCCGCGGCGCCGGTGGTGGTAGGATCGCCCATCAGCATCTTAAGCCAGATGCCGAAGAACCGCGCGTCGATCGGCACCACGACGTTGCCGTCGGCGGTGATCGCGTCCTTAACCGGCGGCAGTGGATCCCGGCCATAGCCCAGAAGCTCGGAATTCAGGAGCGGCTGTTCGCTGCCCAGTGTGCTCGACGCGAACGGCATCTTCCAGAAGCTGTTCGCCGCGGGCGGGGTGCCATAGATTGTTTCAAACCCAAGCGCCATCTGCGCGCGGGCACCTTGTGCTCGTGCCATTGTTCAGTCCTTTCTCGATAAATCAGGCCAGAGGATCGCTCGAGCCGTAGGTGAGGATCACGCCGATGGTGGCGGCCTTCATGCTTTCAGTGCCGGGCGCTTCGAGGTTCACGGGCGCGGGGGATTCCCCGAGCACGTAGTCGCAAAGCCCGCCCAGCGTCCGATCGGCGGCGATGGCCGCGCCGACCGCCTGCTTAAGGGTGTCGAACAGCGCGTCCCGCGCCGCTTGATTATCGACCTCGACCACCACGTCGACGTCCGCGACATGGTCATAGACATAGAGCGGCGGCGACATGAGGAACTCGGGCGCGCCAGGGTCGCCATCGGTCAGGCAAACCCATCCACCCGCCGGAACCTTCGTCGGCACCGTCTCATTGCGAACAAGCCGCGTGGTGACCGGCATGACGGCCTCAAGCGCGGCGAAAAGCGCCTTCAGGACCTGCTCGCTCTTGCTGTCGGGCATTACCGGCCGTCCTTCCAGTTTTTCAGGATCAGGCTCGGCAGCTGGTTGCCCCAGGTCGGCACGTCCTTTGCCAAATCGAATTTCTTGCGCAGGCGGACCTGCGGCACGAGCACGAAGATCGGGATGGGCTGCTTACGCTTGATAGATTTGACGTTTCTGTACCCGCCCCGCTTGCCGTTACGCCAAACCATGACATTGCCCGGCGCTGCACTGCCATCGTCCACCAGCAGGCTGTTCTCGCCTTTCCGGTAGACAAGCCGCAGCTGCCGCCCTGTCATCGCCTCCCAGCGTCCCGGCGTGATCCGGGCGCGATTTAAGCGACCGGTCAGATTGCTGCCCCGCATGCCCATTTTCTGAATGGAGTCCGTAAGCGGGATCGCCAGGAAAAAGCCGTTGGGCGACCGGATGGTCGCGCCTTTGTCGTGAGCGTCAATCACCTCGGCAGCGCTTGCGCTGTGACCCACCCCGGAAACCCCGTGATACCTTCTGCGCACATTCTTGCTGGGCGCATAGACCAGCGAAGCGGCGTTGATACTGTCCACCCGCTCGGGGTAGTTGCGCGCCCTCAGCGCCCCGGCGATGCGATAGCCCAGAGCGCCGCGAACCTGACCGCGCCAATCGCGCAGCAACCCACGGCCCGCCTGCTTTGTGCCTTTCGAGACGGCCTTCTCAGCGGCGATGATCTCGTCCAGCATGATCTGCAGCGTATCGCCCTGCGGCGTGATCTTGAACCTAAGTGCCATCGCGCATGCCCAGCTTCCAGCAGAGCCCCTCGCTATCGAGCATCGGCTCTTCGCGCACCGAATAGGTGATCAGGCCGATGGTGATGGTGTCGCCAACCGCAGGCGCGGGCACCTCAGAGACGCGCACGTCGAACATATGGGATGCCTGCACAAAGCTCGCGCGGCTCCACTCGTTCACGACCGAAGGGGATACCTTGATCACGCGCACCGGGATGGCGGGATCGGCGCCTCCAACGCGATAGTCCGCAGCGACCGACATATGCGGGTTTGCGAAAATCGCGTTAATGGAGGCGACGAAAGCTGTCATGGCGATTACGCCGAAACGCCGCGGAGACGAACCTTGCCGAGCGTCTCGCTCGCGCCCGAACCGACGGCCTCATAGGCCACGCCGATCAGGGTGTTGCCAGTGGCGGTGGTGGTGGCCTCGCCGCCTGCGGTCCAGTAGACCTTCGCGCCAACAGTCCATGCCTGCG